CACTTGTTACCAGCTTTAAGACGGTAGAGACAAGTCGCTTCTTCGGTCTCAGCAAGAAAACTAGTACATCTACTGGCGGAGTCTCTAACGAGGTCTCTGATCCCATTGTTGCGGCTGTAACTCAAATACAACAGTCTGTGCTTGATGCTGCTGCTGCCTTTGGTATCGGGTCTGATGCTTTCGATAACTTCAGCTACGAGTTTAAGCTGTCGCTAAAGGGTCTGTCAGAAGACCAGCAGATGCAGAAGATCAACGAAGAATTAGCTAAGATGGGTGATTCTTTCGCCTCTCTCTCTGGTCACTTCGAGACTATGAATGAATTGCTTGAGGCTGCTAACCAGCGTATGCAACTTCAGAACCGTCTGGACCAACTCTTAGGTAACAACCAAGCTATCTTGACACGACAGAGAGAAGCTGAACTTGCTGCTATGAACAAGTTGAACCGTCCTCTTGCTCAGGCTATCTATGATCTAGAGGATGCTCAGGCTGCTGTAGCTAATGCTTTCACTGCACTACGGGCTTCTATCGACAATGTTATTAAAGGTCTTACTGAGCAACTGGGTGTGGCTAACGAAGCCATGAACAGAAGCAAGTCCATCTATGACATGTTGTCTAACGCCCTTAGCTCTCGTAAGGTAAGTGGTGATGCTGCCTTTATTGGTCGTAGGTCTTCTGCACAATCATTCCTTAGTGGGGGTGACTTCAGTGATGAGGAACAACTCCGTAAGGCACTTGATGTTGTCGCTGAACCATCTGAGGGTCTCTTCAGTTCTTTTGTCGATTACGCAAGAGACTTTGGGCGGACTAGCTTCCTTATTGAAGAGGCTAAGAACCTTGCTCAAGTACAATTGAGTGCTGATGAACAAGCTGTGGCTCTCCTTGAGAAGCAGATTGAACAGGCTGAGGCTCAGTATCAGGCTGAGGTTGACCAGTATAACGCTCTGTTGGGTATTGATACGTCTGTCAAGTCTGTCACTGAGGCTATCGGGACACTTCGTGGTGCTATTGCGGCTATGGCTTCTGCACAGGCTGCTGCTAAGGCTGCTTCTGCTGCTAAAGTCGCAGATACACCTAAGAGAACCGCTGCCGCTGCTGTTGACTATCAGTTGGTTAAAGAGGGTAAATACTATGTACAGAGGTTCTCTGATGGTGATTATTTCAGAACAGGACATAGGAATCAAGATTTGGCTGCACAATCAGCTAAAAGTAATGCTGCCCTAAAGGCCGCACAAGCTCCGGCGTTTGCTATGGGGGGCTATCACACTGGTGGTGTTCGTATGGTTGGTGAGCGTGGTCCTGAGCTTGAAGCTACTGGTCCATCTCGTATCTTCTCACATAACCAAACTGCTAGCATGTTCAAAGACCCTGATCTTAAGGATGCTGTACGCAGTCTGAAAGAAGAGGTTGCAGGTCTCCGTTCTGAGCAACGACAAATCCAGATGGACATCTCCAAGTACACCAAGCGTACTTATGACATTGAACGTAAGTGGGATGTCGAAGGTCTCCCAGCAACAAGGACATAAGATATGCAGCTTATCAAACCTGTCACGGTTACTGACACAGTTCTTGTATCTAGTAACGTACCTGAAGATGACTATGCTGAGTGGGCTGTAGGTACGACATACAACACTGGTGATAGGGTTATTGTTCTGAGTAACCACTCTGTCTATGAAAGCCTCATAGATACTAACTTGGGTAATAACCCTGTCACTGATGATGGTACTAAGTGGCTTAGGTTGGGTGCTACTAACAGGTGGAAAGCCTTTGACCAGAAGATTGGTGATAGAGTTACTAACACGACAAGCATCCAGTATGTGTTGTCAGAGGCAAACTCTAACGTAACTGCTATCGCCCTCTTCGGTCTTGCTGGTATCAGTGCTAATGTGACAGTGACTGATGATGTTGAAGGGGAGGTCTACAATGAGACTATCTCTCTTATCGACAACAGGAACATTGTTGACTGGTACACATACTTCTTTGAAGAACAGGTCCAGAGACAAGAAGCTCAGTTCCTTGATATTCCACCTTACCTAGCGTCAGATGTTCAGGTTACAGTTACAGCTAATACAGATGAGACTGCTCAACTTGGTCAACTTGTCTTGGGCTTCTTGTCTAATCTTGGTCTAACTACATACGGGACTGCAATCAGTATCGAAGACTTCTCTCGAAAAGAGACTGACGCATTTGGTAACTTCATTGTCGTTGAAAGAGCATTTGCTCAGTTGGCTGACTTTGATGTACGGTTCCCAACAAACACTGCTCGTAAGGTACAAAGGACACTAGCTCAATTCAGAGCAACACCTATCGTCTATATCGGCTCTGATGACGTGTCCTACGGTACTACCATCTATGGGTTCTACCGTAGATTTGATTTAACACTTGAAGGCCCATCCTTGTCGTTTGGTGCTATCGAAGTAGAAGGACTGACCTAATATGGCATACCCCCCAATTTCTAACTTACCTTCACCTCCTTCCAGACAAGACCCAGCTAACTTTACGGGTGAGGCTGACGCTTTCTTGGGGGCATTGCCTACTTTCCAGACGCAAGTAAATGCTGCTGGTACATACATTGATGGTGTAGGGACCGCTGTAGACGCTGACGCTACTGCTGCTGCTGCCAGTGCTTCTACAGCCCAAGCTGCTGCTACAACGGCTGTTAACGCTGTCGATGCCTCTGAGTGGACCTCTGGTGGCTCCTTTACTAAGGGGGATGTCGTCTGGTCTGGTGTGGATTTCGGGACGTACCGGGCAATCCTGACACATACGGGCGTTGCGACTGACCCAAGCGCGGATGCCACGAATTGGGTTTTGATTAGCTCGCCCGTTAAAGCATCACAAGCCGAAGCCGAAGCGGGAACGGATAACACCAAGTTCCTGACACCGTTGAGAACAGCGGAGGCTATTGCGGCTCTTGTACCTATTGCAAACCTGCCGCCTCTTGCCGGGCGGGCCTTGGACGCGGTGCGGGTTAACGCGGCGGCGAACGGGTTTGAGTTTGCAGACGTAACGGCGGCGGGCTGGGCATTGCTAGACGATGCGGACGCAGCAGCGCAGCGGGTGACTTTGGGCGTGCCTCCGATTAACAGCCCCACGTTTACGGGCACCCCTAGCGCGCCCACAGCAGCAGCGGCAACAAACACCACGCAGATCGCAACGACTGAGTTTGTGACAACTGCCAATAATCTCAAGGCCAACCTTGCCAGCCCAACCTTTACAGGAACCCCCACAGCCCCGACAGCCGCAGCGGCTACGAACACAACGCAGATTGCGACAACGGCGATGGTTCGGCTGGCCATCCCTAACGTGCTGAACGCTTCCGGCACCGCCCCGCTCTTCGCCTGCCGCGCGTGGGTAAATTTCAACGGCACTGGCACCGTGGCTATTCGCGCAAGCGGGAATGTGTCGAGTATCACGGATAATGGCGGGGGCGATTACACGGTAAACTTTACGACAGCAATGCCTGATGCAAATTACGGGTGCCAAGTAACTGCTGGGAACAGTGGCACCTTGGCATCTGGAAACTGCGGCATTGGTTGGGCCGCATTTTACGCGGTCGGCTCAGTCAGAATTGGTTTATCTGACAATAACACAGACTCAAACACTGATTTTAGCAATACTAATGTCGCAATTTTCCGCTGAAAGGAAACCCCATGGACCAACGTATTATTTACCAAAATGACGAAGGCGGCGTGGCAATTATTATCCCGTGCGATTGCGGGCTAACAATTGAGGAAATCGCAGCTAAGGACGTGCCAACTGGCAGGCCCTACAAGATTGTGGACGTGGCCGACATTCCAACAGACCGCGAATGGCGCAATGAATGGGCTGTTGATGAAGCTGATTTAACCGATGGGGTGGGCGCATGATTATCAAGATTAGACAACCTGACCCCGCAATCGCACTGGCTCAATCCCGCGCGGCCATGGTCATATCCCCATTGCAGGGCATCCTAACCCTTGGCGAAACCGAGTGGGGCAAGGTTTTGGCGTATCGTGACACCGCAACTTGGGCTGAAAAGGTCGTGATTGACAGCGCCCAAGATTGGCAGCGCAACAGTCAAAACATCGCGTTCTTTGGCTATCTGCTGGGCTACACAGATGAGCAGATGGACGCGCTATTCATCGCGGCGGCGCAGGTCACGGCATGATGGAAAGCAAATACGCACAGACAAGCGTGATCGGGATTGGGGGGGGGTAAAATGACAGTAGTTCCGGCGCGCGTTGATAACAAGCGTCTAATATCTAAGGGTTACCACAATGGGCTATGTACTAGGACTAAACAGCAGGCAGAAGTTGTCAGGGGTTAACCCTGTTCTTGTGGCCGTAGTAGAGAGGGCGATTGCTATCTCTGAGCAAGACTTTAGCGTAATCGAAGGTGTCCGTAATATCGAACGACAACGACAGCTTGTAGCTACGGGTAAGTCTACTACAATGAACTCTCGACACCTAACTGGTCATGCTGTAGACCTAGCCCCTTGGCCTATCTCATGGGAGTGGGAAGGCTTCTACCCTATCGCTGATGCCATGAAACAAACTGCTGAAGAACTAGGTGTTGACCTTGAGTGGGGTGGTGACTGGAAGAGCTTTCCTGATGGCCCACATTTCCAACTCTCACGAAAGACTTACCCATGAGCAATGAACCTTGGCACCTAAACAAGAGTGTCCCTATTACGTTTATCTTTGCAATCATGTGTCAGACTGTCGCACTAATCTGGTTCGTGGCTACACTGAGTAATGATGTCGCTAACAACAAGAACGAACTCGCTAGGTTGGAGACAAGAACTCAGAACCTAGAGGTGGTAGCACAGAGCCAAGCTGTCATGTTGGCCCGTATAGATGAGAACTTGAAGGCTGTCAGAGACATCTTAGATAGGATAGTGAATGAAAGATAAGGTCTGTTCCGGATGTAAGAAACCCAAGCCCCTATCTTCTTTCAGTAAAAATAAGCGTAGTAAAGACGGTTTGAGAACTGACTGCATGGACTGCGCTAAGATTTACCTAAAAGAGTATTACCAGAACAATAAAGAGCGTCTGGACTTAAAAAATAGGGATTATGTCGAGAAAAACCGTGAAAAGGTGTCTGCCTATAAGAAAGACTACGACAAGGAAAACAGGGAAAGACTTAACGCACAGAAGCGTAAATGGGCCGTGGAAAACAAGGGCTACTACGCTCACAAGAGTGCGGAAAGACGTTGTTATAAACTAGATGCGACACCCCCGTGGTCTGACTTGGAAAGAATAAAGACTATCTATACTGCCTGCCAAAAAGTCACAGAGATGACTAAAAAAGAACACCATGTAGATCACATAATTCCTCTGAAAGGGGAAAACATTTGTGGGCTACATGTGTGGTGGAACTTGCGGATTGTACCAGCGAAAATAAACCTATCGAAGGGGAACAGAGTTGACACCCTGTAACATAAAAGGCATTAGGGAGTTCCTAGAGAGGAGTCCATAGTGGTCCGTAAGTCATTTAAAAGGGAGGTAGCTGTAGCCTTACTTATCTGGTTGGTCTACATAGTAGAGGTAAAAGATGTCACTATCATTGAAGTCCTTGTATGGCCCATCTTTACGTTTGCTGCTGCTGCCTTTGGTATTGATGCTTACGGTAAGTTGCAGCAGCGGGGCATTGGGGATACTAACGGGCGGGGGACCGAACGTAGCAGCCAACACACAGGCAGGCAAGACCAACTCCCAGACGATTGGAACGACAAATAATATCTCACCTAGTGTGTCAGACTCTCAGGTAGACAAGGTTGACCAAAGGGTAGTTACCACTAGGGTAGCCTCTGATAAGGTAGATGTCGTCACTGTCAATGAAACACCCCCTTGGTTAGTCATAGCCCTTGTCGTCTGGTCCATATTCCTCTGGCAATTACCTTCACCTAGTCAAATTGGTAACTGGTTCTCAAACTTATTTGGTCGTAGAAGATAATAAAAAAGCGCAGGCATCCAACTAAGGACACCCACGCTCTCATTCATTAGCCCTCGTTACCTTAACTGGTAGCGGGGGTTTTTGTTATTTCATCAACCTGATTCTGCATGTCAATGAGGTCTTCCTGTAGATCAATGATGTCGTCCTGTAGTCCCTCTACCTCTTCGACAGTAGCTGTAGCAAAGTCTGTCAGTGACTGATTAAGACCTACCTGCATCACAAGGAAATCGTGAAGACTGTTCACACGCCAGACTAAGTACAAAGTCACAAGAAGGTGTATGGCTAAAGCACCCCAATATATTTCCATTAGCCCTCCTTCTGCTTCTTCAGCATAAGTAACTCTAGTCGTGTCGTGTACCAGATAGCCTTTCGGACGTCTTCGATCCCATTCTTGTATCGCCATCGGTGCATGTACTTAGCTATATTCCCACGGAGGTATCCGATATACTCATCCTCTGTCAAGAAGTCTTCGATGTACTCAATACACTCAATCTTACCACCTGTGTTATAGTGAGCTGGGCTGTTCACATTATCCATAGGGTTCCTTTCCTTCTTGTTCCTGTCTAAGATGTATTTGTAGTATGAACCCAAACCCTAAAGCCCCTCTTTGAGAAAGGTCTTCACCCACATAGCTGTGATGTCTGACCTTACGATGTCTTCTACACCAAACTCAATGATGGGGACTGGCAATAGATACTTCTTAGCTAGATGGATAACCTTTGACAATCCATCAGCTTCCTTGAGGTCGCTCTGTTGCACATCCCCATTAAGCACAATAGTAGTGTTCTCACCTACCCTTGTCAACAACATCTTAAGTTCATGGGTCGTGATGTTCTGGGTTTCATCGACAATGATAAAGGCATCATCAAAGGAGCGACCCCTCATAAGGGCCAAAGGGGCCATTTCTATATTATTATTCTTGATGCCTGTTTCCACTGCACCCTTACCCAGATGCTTCTCCAGTACGTCTAGGACAGGTAAGGCCCAAGGCATGGTCTTTTCTGTCAGGTCACCCTTGAGGAACCCAAGCTCCTTACCGACAGCTACATGGGGTCGTGTAATGACGATCTTGTCAATCTGTTTGGTGACATACAGGTCAGCAGCATATGTCGCTGTAACGTAAGTCTTACCTGTACCTGCTGGACCTAGCACAAACACTTGTCGAGAGGACTTGAGGGCTGCTAAGAACTCTCTCTGCTTCTCTGTGCGTGGGACTAGGCCAGATGTCTTAGCCTCTGACGCACCTTTGTAGGTAGTCTTACGGCGTGTCCTAGTCTGCTTCTTTGGTGGTCCATTGTCCATGCTGAGATGGCCTTTCTCTAAACCTTACTCTAGTTATTGGTCCCCCTAGTGGAGGTAGTAGGAGTTACTTAAACGTCTTCTCCCCAGTTAAAACACTCGTACCTCTGTACGTAGCGTCCTTGTGATTCTGCAAAGAGCATAGCACTTCCAATGTCCCGCTCGCAGTCTTCCAGTGAGGTAAAGATAAGTCTGCTGCTGACAGCCATACAGTCTAGCGGTCCGTCCATCATACAGACCAATGCTAGTGCTGTGAACATGACAGCCTCCTTAGGTTACATAGGTGAGCAGTTTAGACACATGCTCAGGTGTTACCTCACTTACTACGTTGTAAGTAAGCTGTCAGTCCAGCAGCTAAGGCACCAGCTACAGGGAATACTGCAAACTGATACAGGTAGGCATTTTCATAGAACATGTGCTTTGTAAAGAAGACATACTCTACATATGCAACCCCTATCACCCCAACCGCTAGGAAGGATAGGAACACATATAGTGGCGTAACGTATTTCATATTGTTATCTCCTATGTCAAGTCAACGATCTCACAAGAACCTACGCAAGCAAAGGTCTGTGATCCTGCTGTATTATCTTCAACCTCATACCCTGACAGCTTAGACCAGTCGATAGCCTTAGGCATGACAGCAAGGGCAGCTTCATAAGTCTCTTTGTCGCAATCCTGATAGGGTGCCTGCTGGTAGGTATGCTCACTGAAGGGCAAGAAAGACACACCTGACATCTCATCAAAGTGGTTGTAGACAAAGGCACCTACTTCAAACCACTCATCCTTCTTGACGTTAATTGTGACAGAAGGTTTGTGTTCACACCAGTGACGTTGATAGGCCAACCACATCTCAAGTTGTTCGATAGCAGTAAGATCAGATGTAACGACAGCCTTGTTAGGGGCTTTCACGGGGAAACTAAACACGACAGTCTGATCTGGCTTAAACACGTCAGGTTCATTAGGGATGCCTTGGTCCCGCATGAACTGTGTCAGAGGGTCTTTAACGTCACCACGAACAGTGCGGATGTAGTAAGGACTATGACGAGCATGGATACCAGAGGCACTGTCAACGAGCTGAGAGACTGTTCCCGATGGCTTAACACAAGTGATAGCAGCAGAGACAGGGATACCAAGGCGATCAGCCCACTCAGCATTAGTAGCAATAGCAATGGACTTAAGATGCTCAAGTGTCTTATCCAACCCTCTGTTCTTTGTCGTCATAAGAGGGTTATCCATGATACCAGTAATGGACACACCTAGCAGACGCTCTTCGTCAGTGTTCTTCTGCCAAATCTTACGCAAGTATGGGAACTTGGTATGAGTAGACTGAATAGTCCCAAGGATAGTGGCAAGACGAACCTTACGCTCCAAGCTCTCAAGAGTGTCTGTTGCACGGACAACTACTTCTGTTAGATTCATTTATGTTCACTAGCAGTCGCAAGTTACTAGCGGTAGCGTGTTAT